TTCTTCGGTTCGTCGCAAGAGAAGCACTGGAACGATCGGATGAGCGCTCCCGCTCCGAAGATGGCACCTTGAGCAGTCACAGTTCCGTCGTTCAGGGTCGAGTAGTTGTTGTAGAAAAACATGCCAGTCGCTGCGACGTTGTCCACCACGATGCAAGCCGTTGACGCCGCCACCGTATTGGCCATCTGGTTGTAACCAATCTTCAGATTGGTAGCTGCCGCGGTGATGTGGATCTGTCCGTTGATTTCCGTCGCCGCAAACATCATTTCGTTGTTTAGAATCGCGATGCCGTCAGAAGCGGCAACGATTTTGATTCCGTCTGTCACCGGGATGTTCGTCACGCCTCGAATCACGTTGTTCGTGATTCTGGCCCTGGCCGAGCCGGTTCCGAGCTCGATGGCGATTGCCGCATCGAGGGATGCACTCGTGGCTACCAGAATGTCGCAACCGTCCAGCACGAAGTCCGCGCCGGTAACGTTGATTCCTTTCGTGACGCCGTTTGCCGCGCCAAGATCGAACTGAATGTTCCGCATCACCACGTTGGCAACGGACACGGCAAGCGTTCCCGATGCGCCAGTCAGCGACAGCTTGGGGCGAGAAGATCCGTTCCCGATTCCGATGATGCGAGTGCCAGCCACCAGGCTTCCGAGCGCATCCGCCGTGAAGTTCTCCGAATGCCCAGGCATGAGCACCACGGTGTCCCCTGCGCCCGAGCGGCATTCTTTCAGCCCAGCGTCCAGCGTCGGCATGAACCGCTGCGCCAGCGGCTGGTAGTCCATGATTGCCGAGTTGTTGCAGACGTAGGTGACTCGGCTGTTGGGAGGAATCCAGATGCCGTAGTCAGTCTGGAGGCCACCGCCGAGCGCCGCGCTCGGGAGGGGACCGAAAACAGGAACTCCTGACGACATGGTTCGCCTCCTAGGCGTTCACTCCGAAGACTCCGCGCGGATCCGAAATGCCACGGGCCCACCTCGCCGAATAGGCGAAGAGGGAGACCTGCTGGCTGTTTTCCACCCAGTCGTCACCCACCGGGCGGCGACGGAAGAGGAAGTTCAGCCCGTTCATGGCGTCCGTGGTCACGGCCCAGTTCGTGGTGGTGTTCACCCAGAACGGGTTCGCGATGATGTCCTCGATTTCGAGGGTCTGGTTCACGACGTTGATTTCGTTCGCGTTCGACTCCGGAACCTTCGCGCTCCGAACGATACCCTGCCACACCGCCCACTGACCGACCGGGCACACGATTTTCTTCGGCATCCTTGGAACCGGCGTGCCGTCGTGACCTGGAAGTGCCATGAGCTGGCTCGTCGCAGCAATCATCGCCGCTCGGCTCGGTGAGAGCGCCGTAGTCAGCGTGTTCGAGAAAGTGCCGCCGCCAGCGAGAAGGTGCGACGCCGAGAACATCGGCAGGCCGTCCGCAATCGGATAGGACGTGTCGAAACCGAAGACGAACTGGAGGGTCGCATCCTGGTCGACCGTCCTCCACATTGTCATCTTGTTTCGCTTCTGGAGGTCGATGGCCTTCTTGTACTTGATATCCTCCATCGCCTCGCGAGTAATCATGAGGCGAATGGCGAACGTCGTCGGGATGTACCGGGTCAGGATGCCTTCCTGAACAGTGCCCATCGTGATCTGGGCTCCCTCGACCTTGGATGAAGCGTAGGGAGTACCGGCAGTCTCGAGGTCATCCTCGTAGTTGTCGGTCATCGTCCCTTCTTTGAACATCCGCTTCATGTAGGACTTCGACTCGATGCCGTCGTCCGTATCGACCAGCACCTCCCGAAGAGTTTCCTTCAGGGTGTGAAAGAGTGTTCCCGTGAAAACTGCGGCCATGTTCTACTCCTAGACGCCCGTCGTCTGGTAAGGCGCTTGCTGCACCTTGTTACAGGTCACGACGAGCGAAACGTTCGACCCACCGTAGTCCTGGTAGACGTTCTGCTCGAGCTCGATGATGCGCCACTGGAGCGCCGTCGTGTTGATGAGCGAAATGTCGAGCTTCGGATCTGCCTTCGGGTCGGCAGCGTTGGTGGTGTCGGCGACGAGCACCATGTCCGTGTTGCCGCCGTACATGGCGAGGTAGCCGGCGTAGGTCGTGGCCGTCACCTTGTCGTCCACATCGATGGCGAATTTCTGATCCACCACCGGGATGACGTTCATGAACGTCTGCCGGGCGAAGTTCGTCCCGTAGACGCCACCGCCACTCGTGAAGTGGTCCGAGCGAGACATCGCGGAACCGTCCCAAATCGGACCGAACGACTCGATGATGCCATAGATTTGGCTCTGGGTACCCTCGGACCCGACGCAGATTGCGCCGTATCCGGTACCGAGAATTTGAATCGGGTCGCCCACGTGAAGACCGATTGCCGTTCCACCCGCAGTAGGCGCGTAGGCGCTCGCGATGGGAACCCGCACTACTTCCGGCTGGGACTTGCCTGAAAACGAGCCGACCCAGCGAAACCCGTACCGATGCCTGTTGTCTGTTGCCATGTCCTATCTCCGCCCAGCGTCGCTCTCGACGCCGAGGTACTGGTAAGCGCTCGGCCTACCTTCCGTGACTCCACTCTCGCGAGCGACGGATTTTCCCTGTCCGCGCCCACCGTTGTCGTAGATGAGAGCTTCGATTTCCCGGGCAAGCTCCATCCCGGTGTTGCCGTTCTCGCCAAATTCGTCCAGGACCGCCTTCTCGTCTGCCCCTATGGACATGATGACGTGACCCTGACGCTGAAGCGGCTTACCGACCGGGGTCTGGTGGTTGAACTTGAACTTCAACCCTCCCTGACCTGCCTTCTCGATTCGGTAGCCTCGCGCCTCGTACTCGGCGACGAGCGTATCCTCGTCTTGACCCTCACGCTGGGCTTTCACGCCCACGTAGTGCCGGTTCGGGTCTCTGCCTTCGAGGTCCAGCCACGGGATGGCTCCCGTATGTGGTCTGCGCCTCGGATCTTTTCGGGTCGGTCTCGCTACGCCCATGATGCCTCGGTCCTTGAAGAAGTGCAGTCTCTTCAGGACCTTCTCGAGGCATCAGGCTCGGAGCGCGAGAACCGCCGTCGAACCGTTCTGGCTCCGCTCCCCGGCTAAGGGATTGGAACCGGTACCAATTGGTTAGCAGGGCGCCCGGGGGGAGCGCAAGAACTTTTTATGCGTCGGAGGGATTCTTACCTTGACTTACAAGGCGCTTGCCCACCGTCTTGGCCCATTTTTCATGGGCCGCCCTGGCTCCGCCCTTCTGGACCAATTCTGGGAAAGCCTGCTCGGCCATCGCCTTCAGACGGTCTGTCATCCGGATTTCGTTCGTCTGGATGCCACCATTCGAAGAAGCTGAACCAGCGCCGCGGGTATGCCCGCTCAGGCGAGACTCCAGCCCCGGGTCAATGCCGCGACCGTTCCTGTATTTGCCGATTTTCAAGTCCCGCTCCGTCTGTTCGAGGGAATCCTTCATCGCTGAGGCGAGGTCGAACTGGCGCCCCATTGCGTCGGCCTGTGCCTTCCGGCGGACGAGTTCGCCCTGGAAGTAAAACTTCGCGTTCTGGTCGTTCACCACTTCCGGGTGATTGGCAGCGGCGTAGGTCTCGAGGGCAGCAATCTGCGGATTTTGCTGCGGCCTCGAGCGGTTCACCTTCTCGGTATTCAGCATCGAGCGCTGGTCTTCTAACCACTGCGCTTTGCGCTGCATGTTGGCAATGTCTTCCTTGGACAGCTTGCCCTGTTTGAGCTGGAACTCCTCGTCTAGCCCCTGCCGCGCTCGGAAGTTCTCCTCCAATGCCTGGTCGATGGGGTCGCCTCCGCCGCCCTGTTGCTGGAACTGCATGGCCCGCTGCTCGGCCGCCATCCGCATCTGGTCGGACTGAAGCCGGAGCTCCCGCTCCCGCTGAGCTTCTTCTCGTGCCCGAAGAGCCTCCTCCTGGGCCTCCCTGTAGTGGTTACGCCGGCGCACCTTCGAGGGACGCTCTCCGGGTTTTGCGGCTGGCTCGGCGGCGGCCTGGGAGGTCTCTTCCTCCCCTCCGTCTTCCAGGTCGATGACGTCTTGCTCTTCGGTCTCTACGGGCTGGTTTTCTCCGGGCATCTGATTCTCCTACGCTGATGGGTCAATGGCCGGCATTGCCGGCCGCCATTCTTTGCCGTTTTCGTCGATGTAGACGTGGATATGTTGCTCCTCGTCGTACTTCACCCGAACGGTTCGGTTCTTCAGACCTTCGTGAAGGTCTTCGCTCGAGACGATGTCCCCGGCCGAGAGAATCATGAGCTTGGACACGTGGCCGAGCTCCTCGTCGACTACCTTTGCCCACGGGGCAAGGCGCCCAAAGCTTACGATGTGACCGAGGTCCATGCCGTTCGAGCGAATGGCGTCAAGCGCCAAAAGGCCTGCCGAAACGATGACACCGCGAGGGGCCTCGAGACGTTCCACCTTCTGCATGTTCTCCGAGTACAGGATTTCTTTCGCACCTTCCGCGATGCGCCGATTCTTCTCTTCCATATGCTTCGGATCGATTTGAAAAAGCAGAACTCGGTCGTACACGGCGTGCTCGGTGAATGCAGCATCCGGGATGCCGTAACGGAGGCGTCGCTCATCGAGGAGCTTCGGTAGTCCAAGGCTTCCCTTCGGAGCCATCCTCGCCGCCATCTTGTCCGCGATGGTTCTCGCCGCGCTCACGAGGCGGTCTATTTCTGGGGCGTTTGCCAGCTCCCCGGAGAGCGTGTCCATCTTCGCGCGCTCCTCCTTGGTCGTGGTGAGAGACGGAAACGAGAATATCTTGGGAGATTCAAACGGCATCTGGCTGTTCCTTCAGATTTTTGATGAGAGAGGTGAGCGCCACGTACTGAGCCGCATACCGACAGACGTTTGGGTCCGTCGAGCCTTGCCCTGACGAAATGAGGTTTCGAAGCGCGATGTCCGCCTGGTGCTGTAGCCCCGCGGCAACCTGCCTGGTCATTGGGTTCTGCTTCCATGCGTTGAGCTCCCTGCGGAATTCCTCAGCCTGAAGTTTCGCCTCCGGGCTCTCCGTCTGAGTGTCCTCATCAGGCCCTTCCGCGGAATATTTTTGCGTCATGCGCTAGCTCCCTGTTGAGCTCCATTCGGTCCCGGCGGAGGAGGGCCCGGTGCTGGGCCTCCTGGGCCTTGAGGATTGTTCGGTCGAGGTCCACCCGGCCCGATGGGCTGAGGTGGAGATTGCTCTGGGGGTGGAGGCCCTTGTCCCTGCTGATTTTCTGGAAGATTCTTCGGAGGAGTTGGAACATTTTGAATTCCCATCATCGGCGGAGCCATCATGTTGAACGGCGCCCCAGTGGAAGGCGGTGGCGGCCCAAGGAGCGGCAAAAGGTCTCGGCGATGCCGCGCTTCGAGACTTGCCTTGATTGCCGCGTACACGAACGGCGGGTCCTGAGCGAGCGGCGGAATCTTCATCGCCATCGCAAGGATTTCGTCCGCTTCCGCCACGCGCTCGGCGTCCGCCTTGAAGAGGAGATCCGACCGAATCTCAATGCGGTAGTTCCGGCGGTACATCTCCTTAGTAACCCGTGGCGGCGGCGAATCCATCGATGCCATGGCCCCCGAAGCGATGCGCATGATTTGGTCGTCCGGTAAGAAAACAGAGTTCAACTTCGCATTGTTCTGGAGGACGTTCCGGACGCTGTCCGCGAACGCGCGACCAATAACCGAAATCTGCTTCGTGGCCTGCTCCACGCGGGTCGCGATGCCTCGGTATGTCTCGCCGCTCTTGCCAGCCTCTCCACCGAGGACTCCAGGAGATTGCGCCGCCGAGCTCGCCGTCTGCATCATGAGCTGGGCTATCTCGATGAGCCCCTGACTCGGGGGACCAACCTGCATCGGGAGAATCGAGTTGTGAAGGTCCTGAGCCGGCACCTTGGCCTTGTTGATGCGACCGGGGCCGTAGGCAAACGGCCGGTCGAAATCGACCCCGTCCGCAACAATCATGCCGGATGCGTTGTTCAGGGTAGCAGCGTCCGCGAACTGGGAGAGCGCCACGTTCGCGATTCGGTTGTGGTCCGCCAGCATCCGACCTGGACCGAAGCCGAGACCTCCCGTCATCGGCTCGTGGCAGACGCCATGCGTGAACATGTAAATGGGTGTCTTACGAACCTTTTCGGGCATCGCCCCGAGGTCGTTCGGGTCGGAGAGCCATTGCGGCGGAGGCAGAGGCGGGGCCAGTTGGGCCGCGACTTCTGGAGCGCCCTCCGCGAGCTTGTCGACGAGTGCCGCCTGATACGCCGGCGCGTCCGGAGCGGCCTGAGCTACGAGGCCCATCCCCTCCTGCATCACCTGGTCTTGGGCCATCTGGTTCTGGATGACGCTCGCCCGGTACGCCTCCATTTCCTTGGCCTGCATGTTGTACCGTTCGATGTCTCGCCAATCTCCCTCTTCGTGGACCCGTAACAGAAGTGGGCGTTTCGTCCCGTAGTCGACGAAGAGCTGGCACCAGTTCTGCTTTTTCTGGAACGGAAGGGTCATCCACCCTTCGTGCTGAAGGATGACGTATGGGGCGTCCTTCGAGATTTCCGTCGGTATCTCGATGCCCGCGACGTCGGCCGACTCCTCGGTGATGGTCGGGTCCGGGTCCTGCCAACCCATTGGAGAATTCTCCAATACTTTGTCGACGTTCTCCCACTCGTCGCGCCGAGCCTCCATCTGGTGGCGATAGTACCGGAGGATTTTCGTGTAGTGCGGCAGGTCCGAGTAGTCCGGTTTCGTCGATACGAAGGCAAACGGCGTCACGAACTCGTCCGGTGTCAGCGTCTCGTGGCAATTCTGCCGGCGCTCCGGGTCCCAGAAGGAATGGACCGTGAAATCGCCGATGAGAAGGAAGGCGTAGCCCGCGCGGCGCATCTGCCGAGCAAAATCCGGGATGTCCTCTCGAAATTGCCAGTTCGAATGGATGGCGACGATTTCGGCCTCGTCCTTGTCGAGCGGCGTGACCCCGATTGCCCCGCAAATGTTCATCCAGTCGCCGAAAACTTCACTTTCGATGCGGCTCCAGAGCCGGAGCGTGTTCTCAAGGAGGATGGGTACGTGAGCATTGGCCGAATCCGCGAAAGGAAACGTCTTTTTTGGGAGAAACCCGTTGAACAGGGCCAGGTTTTTGGCCGTCTTGTCGCGGAATTCCGAGCAGGATGCCCAGTCCGAATCGAACTTCTCGAATGTCTCCTCGACTATCTTCTTCAGGGCCTCCCGGGTCTCCGGATGCTTCATGAAATCCACGACCAAATTGGGCGAATTGGGGTCGAGGGTGAAGTGCTCCTCGTCGAGCGGGGAGTCCCCTATGTTGATGACGTCGCCGTCCGTCTCGAGGCCCGTTTCGGTGTTTCCTGTCGGATCCATCAGTACATATCCCCGTAGCCGAGCGCGCCGCGCTCCTCGAAGAGGTCGTCCATGTTGTCGTCATGGTAGCGCTTTTCGGGCCTCTGGGGCACCCCCTTGGTACCGCGGGAGGCATACGCACAGGCGTAGAGCGCTGAATCGAAATGATGGTCGTCAGTCGCGTCGACTGGCGTGTTCGGGTCGAGGGGACTCGCCATCACCCTCGGAATCGAGCGAATGACCATCACGCATTTCTCGAAAAACACGATGCCCGGGTCTCCTCCGTTACGGGCGTAGTCGGAGATTCGGCCTTGCATGAGTTCGGCATTGCGGGTCCGAGCCTTCTTGTCGGCCGCTACCCACCGGACCCCGACCTTCATCATCTCCTCGGCCTTGCTCTGGACGTGGTCGCCCCTTCGCTCCCAGAGCTGGGTGTCGGCCGGTCCCGTAATCTCCGAACCGTTCGGACCCCAGAGCTTCAAGTCCATCTCCACCTTCTTGATAGCGTGCGCAATCATCGTCGCGCTCTGCTCCTTGAAGGTCATCTCCCGCTCACAGACCAGGTTCCCCTCGTGGTCCATCGCCCACCAGTGGACGCACCCAGGGCTCTTGAACCCCCAGTCCATCGACCGGAACCGCCGCCAATCGTCCGGTATCTTGAACGCCCGGCAGACGTGGATGGCTGGGTCCCATCCATCGAAAAACGCGCCGGCAACGTAATCCCAGTCACCGAAGAGCAACGCCCGCACCATGTGCTTCGGCTTATCGAGCAAGGTTCCTTCGTACTGTTTGATGAACTCAGGGTCCGGATGGTCGTAGAGCGTCGCCGGGAGAAAGATGCGGGTCCGGGTGATTTGTCGGCCGTCGCGTGGGGACTTCAACGTCCGAAAGAGCTCGACGAACCCACGCGGAGCAGGCTCGACGAAGTACTTCCGAACCCACATCGGATCATTCAGCGTGATGTTCTCCATATCCCCACGCATGACGACAGGGTTACTCATGGCCCTCGTCTTCAGCATCGTCCGGAGTACCGGGTCGACAGACCGGACGCGGGAGGAGATTTGCATGTACTGCTCTTTTTCGAACTGGATGACCTCGTCCATCGCCAGGTGCGTGTACTCCTTCGAGAAGTACTGCTGCCAATCGCCTGGGTCCTTGCAGTGACCGAACTGGAACTTGAACCCAGAAGAGAAAACCCAGCGATGCTTCTGTGACTCGAAGAACACGTCCGGGTCAATCTCAGGAAACACCCGCTCTGCGCGGTCCATCGTGTCTTCGAGCATCGGAAACGTGCGCCTGAGATGAAGCGCCCAGCCAGCGCTTTTTCCCTTCCGGATGCGATGCGGATGGTGCTTGTCCCTCCAGCGCTGGTCTTCGACGATAATCTGCTGAAGCGGGTCCATGAGCAGGCAAAAGGACTTACCTGGTCCAGCAGAGCCTCCTCCCAGCGCTTCATCTTGAGTCAGGGAGTGATAGAGCTGTTGCCACTTCGAAGGTGTGTATAGTGACTGAAGCCCTGTCTCAGCAGCCGCATCCATAGGCTACATATCCATCGCAGCAGACAGCCGAGTAGGTCGGGCTACAGCCGCATGTCCCCTGGTGGACGATGCACACCGGGCACGGTTTGTCCGGGGTGAGTGTCAAGCCGAAGAGCAGAAGCAAAACCACGCGGTTCAACGCCGGCGTCCCTTCTTTTGGGCCTGCCTTTTCGTAGAGTAGGCGATGGCAACCGCTTGCTTCTGTGGGCGGCCAGCTTGAATTTCGCGTTTGACGTTCTCCGAAAAGGCCTTCTTTGACGTGCTCTTGATTAGTGACATCTTACACCTCGTAGAATGACGTACCGTCCTGCATGATTGTGGTTGTATTCCACTGCGCCGCCAGGATAGGGTCCCCCGTCGTTACCGAGGTGACCGTCACCGTGTTGGCCGTGGCGTCCGTTTTGATGACCGTGACCTGACGCATCCAGGTCTCCGGCGCTGGAAGCGTGAGGGTGACATTGCCCGCCGTCGCGTCCACCTTCACCAGGTCTTCCGTCCCGTCGAGAGTCGCGTCCGCGGTGAGCTCCCTGACAGCGGTGACTGTCACGGAATTCAGGAGCCGGAGCATGGCCTGGGCTACGGGCCAGAGCTCACGCTGAAGACGGCCTAGGAGGGTCTTTTCGTCGAGCGGGCGATCGGAGAGAACTCGGGCGATGGGGGCTTGGTTCATTCGTTACTCCACTCGATGCGGACGTTTCCGTCATCCCAGTGGCCCGCCTGGATTATGTCGGCCTTTAAGCACTCAAGCTGTCCGACGGTCTTATATGGGCGCCGAATGCCAACATAGCCAGTTACGCCTTCTCCGCTCAGTAGAATCCCGGCCAC